ATGTTTGCAGTAATTTTTGGGCGTCCGGGCTGCCCGTATTGTGTCCGTGCTAAAGAGTTGGCTGAAAAACTGACCGAAGAACGCGATGATTTCAACTTCCGTTATATTGATATCCACGCAGAAGGTATCACTAAGGCCGATCTGGAAAAAACCGTCGGTAAACCTGTTGAAACCGTTCCACAGATCTTCATCGATCAGAAACACATTGGCGGCTGCACTGATTTTGAAGCCTACGCCAAAGAAAATCTGGCTCTGTTCCAGTAATCGTTTTTGCTTCGAAAAAAGGGCATCCAAATTGGATGCCCTTTTTTTATCTATCAGAATGTGATGTGTTTCTAGCGATAACGCTCAACGCCAATCGAACGCTTCTTCTGCCAAGAGAGCGCGACAAACCAAAAAAGAAACGCGCCTGAAGTTGACCAGAAAAGCGCACTGGTTCCATACGCAAACATCTGTAATCCGTTACGTAGCTCGGTTCCATAAAACAAGTGAATCAATGTTGAAACCAGCACGGCACAAAAGGTGCCAAGAAATGGATAAAAAATGCGGCCGCTAACGGAAGCATAGCTCGCGATAAATCCTGGAATAACGAACCAAAGCAGGCTGATTTCACCTTTCATTACAATATTGGGGCCGTCTGCGTGAACCCACGGCTTTAATACCATGAAGAGCAAGCTGACCAAGACAAAAGCAACCATCGCGCCCAACCAACGCCGATACATTGTCATCAAAAATCCCTCTTTCCTTAGAAGCGATATTTAATACACCCACAGTGACCTAACACTTTCACCGCCCTTGGCGAAACAGATAGTCCTGCGAGCCCACGCATTCCCTAGCGCGATAACGTGCAAAAGACGCATTCCCACGTGTTTCGGCTTTTTGTTGGCCGAACACACAAGTCGCGTCTAAAATAGCTGCCAATACATCGTTCGTATTGGGGTTTCATCTATTACTGGGGATAACCGAGTTAAAGATGAAATTTATTATTTTGTATGGTTGAATGTATCTCCAATAGTCAATCATATCAAGCGCAAGCTAGTTAACGATAAGTTATTCGCCGTGAACATTGATGTCGCAAGTTTGTTAACAGGAAATTACATCCTGCTGTTGTTCGTTGTCTTGGCGCTGGGGCTGTGCCTCGGTAAATTACGCTTGGGTTCCGTTCAGCTCGGTAACTCCATTGGCGTTTTAGTTGTCTCTCTTCTCCTCGGACAACAACATTTTGCCATCAACACGGAAGCACTGAATCTCGGCTTTATGCTGTTTATATTCTGTGTGGGCGTGGAAGCCGGTCCCAATTTCTTCTCTATTTTTTTCCGCGATGGGAAAAACTATCTCATGCTAGCCCTCGTGATGGTGGGCAGTGCGTTAGTGATGGCGCTGGGCTTTGGCAAACTTTTCCATTGGGATATCGGTTTAACCGCCGGGATGTTGGCAGGTTCAATGACCTCTACGCCAGTGCTGGTCGGTGCGGGGGATACGCTGCGCCAAACTCTGGCTAACAACCCTAACCTTCCCCATCTGCAAGACAACCTAAGCCTCGGCTATGCCCTGACTTATCTCATCGGTTTAGTCAGCCTGATTTTTGGCGCACGCTATTTACCGAAGCTCCAGCATCAAGATTTGCCAACATCGGCGCAGCAGATTGCGCGTGAACGCGGTTTAGATAATGAAGTGCAGCGCAAAGTTTTCCTGCCGGTGATTCGCGCTTACCGTGTTGGCCCTGAGTTAGTGTCTTGGGCTGACGGCAAAAACCTGCGCGAACTGGGCATCTATCGCCAAACCGGCTGTTACATTGAGCGTATTCGCCGCAACGGCATCTTGGCCACGCCAGACGGCGATGCGGTTTTACAGGTCGGTGATGAGATTTCGCTGGTGGGCTACCCAGATGCTCATGCCCGTTTAGATCCAAGTTTCCGTAATGGGAAAGAAGTTTTCGACCGCGATTTGCTAGACATGCGTATCGTGACCGAAGAAATTGTGGTCAAAAACAACAATGCAGTGGGTAAACGCCTCAGCCAGATCAAACTGACTGACCACGGTTGCTTCCTTAACCGCGTGATACGCAGCCAAATTGAAATGCCTATCGATGACAACATCGTGCTCAACAAAGGCGATGTGTTGCAGGTCAGCGGCGATGCGCGTCGCGTCAAAAGCGTGGCAGAACGCATCGGGTTTATTTCCATCCATAGTCAGGTCACCGATCTTTTGGCTTTCTGCGCCTTCTTTATCATTGGCTTGATGATTGGCTTGATTACCTTCAAGTTCAGCAATTTCTCCTTTGGCATCGGTAACGCCGCTGGATTGCTGTTCGCCGGCATCATGCTGGGTTTCCTGCGTGCCAACCACCCTACTTTCGGCTATATCCCGCAAGGGGCGCTGAACATGGTGAAAGAGTTTGGCTTGATGGTGTTTATGGCCGGTGTTGGCCTGAGCGCAGGCGCAGGCATGAACCACGGCTTGGGACAAATCGGTGGGCAAATGCTGCTCTCCGGCCTGGTGGTCAGCTTGTTGCCCGTTGTCATCTGTTTCCTGTTTGGTGCCTACGTGCTCCGCATGAACCGCGCCCTGTTGTTTGGTGCCATTATGGGCGCCAGAACCTGTGCTCCCGCCATGGAAATCATCAGCGATGCCTCACGCAGCAACATCCCAGCGCTCGGCTATGCTGGCACTTACGCGATAGCCAACGTACTGCTTACGCTTGCGGGGACGCTTATCGTCATCATATGGCCCGGCATCGGCGGATAATAAAGTCTTAGAATTCAGGCAAAAAGGAAAAAACTGTGATTTTTTTCACTTTGCCTGAAACTTTCTCCCAGCGACAAAGTCTTAATTAGTGCCACTGCTTTTCTTTGATGTTCCCCATATTGAGGAGCCCGATAGTCCCGCCTTCTTAGGTTCAAGACTACCGGGTTTTTTATTGCCTGAAATTTAAGTCCATATAAAACAATAAGTTAAAAGTAACTTTTTAGACCAATGGCAGCAAAGTGGCAGCAGAGAAAAATCACTACTCCCCAGATATAAAAAAACCG